TATAGATCATATTGTTTTTAATAGAGCGAGCGGTACAGTAGACGTTATTTATTATAATTAAATATTATATCTAAAATATGTATGGCGGTCCATACATTTAAAAGATATGTTTTTAGCGCATAATAAATTTATCGTTTTTTTCTTCAACCGCCTGGGCTTCTAAAAGTTTCTTGATTTCGCCGTAGATTATCATTTGATTATGGATTAATGTGTTTAAATTTTCATTGATAACTTCGAGAGAATCAAGCAAATCCTTTTTACTGTACATAAGGCGACACCCTTTCCTTACTGTACCGCTCATACATTATTATAAATCTATTTCTAAAAAATGGCATAAAAAGTGGAAATATATCACAGTATAAAAATAATCTTTCTGATTTTCAAGGGGGAAAATTTACACTTTTAATTAATTTTTTTGTTATGGTTGTTTCTTAGTCTAGATAAACAGCCAAGATAAGAGGTTTTTGATGTGGAATTTGCTTCAGGCGGATAGGAAAGTATATGATCTACCTTATGTTGAAGCCGCACGTCGATAAGCAACGGCATATCCAATAAAAAGTCTATGGAGACATTATAATATGCCGCTAATTTTTTTAATCTGCACAGAGGCGGATCGTGCTTTCCTAATTCATAGTAAGCATAGGTAGACCGATCTATTCCCAGCAATTTTGCTACTTGTTTTTGTGTTAAATCATGCATAATCCTTAGCGCCCATAACTTTTCAGCTAACAATCTCTGCCCTCCAAAATCATTTATACTATAATTATAGATTTATATTATTATTTAGGATATATAGATTATATGATCACCAAAAATTAATGTCAATAAAACGCATTAATTTTTATCAATATTATGTTTTAATAGCATAGATTTGATGTTTAATTTAGCATGATAATAGCTATACTAATTATATAATGATAAAAATGAGAGGTATATAATTAGTGTGAAATATAAAACATCTGGAAGAAATGTCAAAAAGTCTGTTGGCAAGAAAATAAAACAATATAGGGAAAAGTGTGGATTAACCCAAGAAGAATTAGCAGAAAGAGTTGATGTATCACAAAATTTTATTTCTGCGGTTGAAAGAGGGATAAGCTTTCCCAATCCAGAAAAACTAGTCCTTATTATTGAAGAGGTAGGGGTTACTGCGGATCAAATTTTTGAAGATGTAATAAGAAATTCATATCAGCCAAGAGCAGTTTTATTATATGACAAAATAAAAGACTTACCGCTAACTGAACAGCGCAGAATTTTAGCGGTAGTAGATGTTCTAATTGATGAAGCTAAAAAATAATACTTACAAAATAAAAAGCCCTCCCCACCGAAAACGGAAAGGAGGGCGGAGTTATATAATGAAAAAGAGTTCACTTAACAAATTTTTGTTAAGTCTAGGGGCCTAAAGGCTCGAAAGCACAATAGGCCCCGATATACTATTGGCAAGGCGGCACTCTTGCATCTCAGGTACTCTTTTCAGAGTGTGTCGGGTGCCATTTCCGACCTCAATAGAGGGATATTTGATATAGTTCATTGGTTGTCCTCCGCGTTGTCTCGTTCTATCTTTTCATCGATAGCCTCGTTCACAAAAGCATTAAGGCTTTTCCCCTGCTTTTCTGCGTGGGCCTGAATTTCTGCCTTGCGTCCTTTAGGCACTCTGGTTTTAATTTCGTCATAATTATTTTTTATATATTTAGCAGTAGCTTTTTGTTGTGCTTTTGTAATTGCCATATATATCACCCCATATTATTATACGCCAATTATATAGCGGGTACAATATACACAATAACTAATATATTGGGTACAACATTAGCACTATTGCCTATTGATATATTGGGTACAATATATTATAATATAATCACAAGGTCAAGGGAAACGGCAAGGCCGGGATACATGATTGAACAGCGGTGCCGCGGGCTATAGTATAGATTATCCCCCTTGCCCCCAAGAAATTGAACTACAGATTCAGGAAGTGAGGTAAAGAAAATGAAAAATATCAATGACATTATGGAACGCTTAACAAAACTGAAAGCAGAGAGCATACAGGACGGAAAACCATTTGGAAATAGTTCAGCAGACAAGGAAATTAAAGCCATTGATGAAGTGCTACAAGTTTTCGGTGTGAAATGGAATTATACATGGGATAAATCTGGCAAATGGATTGCAATTGTAAAATAATAAACCACTAAGGGGGTAAGAAAAATGAACGAGGAACGAAAAAACCATCTTCACAAACAAACGGTTGCGGAACACGCGTTCTTTTGGCCTGTAAGGACGATACAGGAGACTTTATCCGCTCAGAGGGTAATTTCACATCTAAAAAGAAAAAGCCAAAAACCCAGCATTCATGCGGATTATTAGCCTTTAAACAGCTGGTGCGAGCGACGGGACTTGAATCCTCGCAGCAGAAATTAACCGCACAAAAAAGGCTGTTTTTGAGGTCTTCTAATGGATATAAGCGTTTAATGCCACAAAAGAGACCATAATTAATAATATAAGCCCCCAGGAAAATTCCCGGGGGCTGTCTTTCTGTCAATCGCTTTTCTTAGGTTCGGTATAAGAAAGCGCCTGGCTGGAATCGCTTAGGCCGCTTGTAGTGGGGTCGTTTAACAGGTTCCATACGGATACCAGGACCGACACCACGATTACAGGGCTCTGGACGGCCTGTAAGAGCACGTTCCCCACAGCCTGCCAGCTTGTCATATCTTCCCAGTTGAAGCCCAGACAAGCCAGCATGGGCAGAAAAATGGACGCTACCAGATTGAACCAGAACACAGGGTTTTTAAACCGTACCTTCCAGTTGATTTTCATTTCAGTTCCTCCCTTAACTCGTCGATTCGGTGATGGGCGCTTTTCGCGCTGTCCTCCACCTTATACATTCTTTCAATCAGGTTATTGTGCTTAGCCACTTTTTCTTCGAGTTTTTGAATCCGGTAGGTGGTCAGCCGGCTGGAAACTAAAACGCCTCCCAGGCTCCCCACGATGGTTCCCAGCAGAGAAATGACGGAGACGATGATTTCTGTTGACATCAGCTCCACCGCCTTACTCGATTACAATCTGAAGCTTTCCGATGGCGTTTCCGAAAGCGCCCGCGTAGCCGTCCTGGCCGTTTCCGGTTTCATTGTCATACTGCCAGGGATAATAGCTTCCGCCCACAGGAGCGATCCGATATTTGGCTTTCTTATACGGCCTGATGCTGTCCGGGGTGTAATAATACACTTCAACAGCGTCAATCTCCAAACCGTTTCCCGCGTAGCCGTTTACAGCGTCGTTGATGTTGCAGCCGGTCACATAGGGAAGCCAATTGCCGCCCTTAATATGTACCCGGTACTTTACGGAACCAGCGGAAACACGAACAGCGACATCAGTGACGGCTCCGGTAAATCCCGCGTAATCCTCAAGGTTTTTCACCTCGGGAAGCCAGCCGTCCGCCTTGGTTCTTACCCGGTAATATACATCTACCGTTTTCGCTGGCTCGGGCGCGGGAGCTGGAGCAGGGGAGGGCGCGGGCTTGTCCCCGTTTAAATGAGCCTCCACCATCTTCAGAAACCTGTCCCAGCCTAGGTCAAGGGTTCTGTGGGGACAGTATTTTCCATTGTAATCCTGGTGCTTGGTTACTCTGTCCATTCCCCAGCCATAGCGTTTTAAGATAGAAGCGATAAACTCAGCGGCGTTTTGCTCCGCTTTGGTGAACTTCTCACCGCCTGACAGGGAATAGCAGATCTCCACGGCGATCCCCTCCCGGTTGCCTTTGCCATTTCCGTCTCCGGCGTTCCAGGTGTTCCGGTTTTCCGGCACGCCCTGAACTACCTCCTGATCGTCCACGGCGTAATGAAAAGAAACCTCATTGTCGTTACGAATCATATAGGCGATTTCATTCGCCGCCGGTGCGTCGTTGGCGGTGTTGTGAACCACTACCCTGGTAGGGGTCATAGCATAAGGACATTTGATGGAGTAACGGGAAGGGTCTGCTAAATTTTGAATGATTTTCATTTTGCTTCCTCCTTGTTTTCT